AAACTTCTTTATCAAAAGAAACTCTTGCAGCATTTACTACATCTAAATCAGAACCCATATTATTTATTAACTTTATATAACCATGATCCAAAACAGAAATCAACTTAAACCCTTTCGTTTATCCCCTGCGGGGATCAGTTACCAGTAAGATAGAGATCACTTATTCTCTTCTCTTAAAGACTATAAAGAAAAGTGTACAGCATAAAAAATACTTGTCAAGTCGTACCATCAAATATCTTAAATATCGTTATAGAGTCGTTATCATTGTATATTGGTTTATTTAAATCATGATATAATCAAGTTATTAAATTAGGAGATTACCGTTGAATGACACCTGGAAAATATAACATAATATGCCCTCAAGGGGCAACCTTTTCTAAGACACTTACTTGGAAAATTGATGATGTTCCAGTTAACTTAACAGGGTATACCGCAAGGATGCAGGCAAAAGATAAACATAAATCAACTTGCGCTCCAATACTTAACATTACTACGGAAAATGGTGGTATAACCTTAGGTGGATCAGAGGGGACCATAGACATTCTAATAAGTGCTGAAGAAACATCAAGCTTTTATGCAAAAGAATATGTCTATGACCTTGAGTTAGTTACTGATGACACAGTTTACAGAGTTATTGAAGGCAAGTTTATAGTTACCCCAGAGGTGACAACATAATGGCTAATGTAACAGTAGAGATTGTTGGCAGTAGCTCCACCGTACAGCTTGGAACTTCAGGACCGCAAGGTGCTTCAGGAGTTACTCAAGTCTTGGCATATGTATTTACACAAGCATCTGCATCTGCCAGATGGAACATAACTCATGGTTTGAGTTTTATTCCAAATATTACCGTAGTTGATTCAGCTGGATCAGTAGTTGAAGGAGATTATTCCTACCCCGATGAAAATACAGTCATAGCGACATTCTCAGGGGCATTTGCTGGAAAGGCATATTTATCATGAAAAGGAGAAGGATAAAAAATGGCTAGAAAATTTTTAACACCAATTGATTTGAATAAGCTTGAGATACAAAATGCAGCTATTCAAAATCTTGCTACGCCACCAAGCACACCAGCCACTGGTCAAGTTTACTATGACACAGTTGATTCAAAAATCAAGGTTTGGACTGGTTCAGCGTGGGCAAACGTAGGAGGTTCTCAAGAAGAAATTGAGGACTACATAGACAATCTACTCGCAGCAGGAAATGGAGTAAGTCTTACATATGATGATGAGAACAATATTCTTACCATCGTAAACACAGGAGTACTTAGTGTAACTGGCACAACAGATGAAGTTGACGTTGATACGTCTACTGGAGATATCACCATCAGTCTTCCAGCAACAATCAATGCAAATACAACTGGAAATGCTGCTACAGCAACAACTGCTAGCGGTGTGGTTGCAAACTCAGTAGCACTAGGAACAGATACTACTGGAAATTATGTAGCTACCGTTGCAGGGTCATCCAACGTTACTGTTACAGGTTCTGGATCAGAATCAGCGGCAGTCTCAGTAGATCTTCCAGCATCTATTTCTGTAGATGTAACTGGTGATTTAACAGGTAATGCAGATACAGCAACTGCACTACAAACAGCAAGAACTATTAGCATTACAGGTGATGCGACAGCATCAGCATCTTTTGATGGAACTTCAGACATCAGTCTAGCTTTAACAATTGATTCTAATTCTGCAGTTTCTTCTCTTACTGGCACAGCAAATGAGGTAGAGGTTTCAGCCTCTGTCGGAGCAGTAACAATTGGACTTCCAGACGATGTTGTTATTGGTAATAACTTAACGGTTAACAATGACCTTGTTGTTACTGGAGATCTTACTATAAATGGTACTACTACAACATTAAACACAACAGAGCTCCTCGTTGAAGACAATATTGTTACCTTAAACTCTGGTGTAACTGGAACCCCAGCTGCAAATGCTGGAGTTGAGGTTGAAAGAGGAACTTCTGCAAATGTAGCAATTAGATGGAACGAAACATCTGATAAGTGGCAGTACACAGAAGACGGAACATCTTATCTAACAGTTGGAAGCGCAGAAGATATCAGTGCTCTTGATTCAAGGGTAACTACAAATGAAGGAGACATCTCAACACTTCAGTCAGATGTATCCACAAATTCATCAGATATAAGTGGACTAGATTCAAGACTAACCACTGCTGAGGGCGATATTTCAACAAATACAGGAAATATCTCAACAAATGCATCTGACATTTCAGCTCTTGATTCAAGAGTCACAACCAACGAGGGGGATACTTCTACAAATGCCTCCAATATCTCAGGTCTTGACTCAAGATTGACAACTGTTGAAGGAGATGTATCAACAAATGCATCAGACATATCATCCATTCAAGCAGAGCTTGTTGGTGTTACTCATAAGGTATCAGCCAGTGTAGGAAATGGATCTAATCTATCATTTGCACTTTCTCATAACCTAAATACTCTAGACGTTGTTGTAAGCGTTCATGATAATGCAACAAAGGAAACAGTAGAGTGTGACGTTGTTAGAACAGATGCTGATACAGTAACCGTATCATTTGCTTCTGCACCAAGTGCAAATGCATATCGTGTAGTTATTGTAGGATAATTTGATTAGGAGGAGGTAGGGTAAAACAATCCTACCTTCTCCAAAATCAAGAAAGGGATTATAAAAAACATGGCTAAAAGATTTTTAACAACAATTCAGGCAATTGCAGCAACGTTTACTGGAAATGTAACGGCTGCAAACCCCACATTGCCACAGCACCTTGCGACCAAGGAGTATGTTGATGGTCTTTCATCAGCAACTATTGTTGAAAATGGTTCAGAATATCCAAGCTCTGCATCAAACGGACAACTTTTTTATAATACAAGCAACGGAAAAACAGCAATTTATTTTAATTCAATTTGGAAAGAGTTTTCATATTTTTCAGATGTTCCCACACTTGATGGGGGATCATATAACACAACGGTATTTGACAATTCTATAGATGGAGGTTCTCCATCAGAAACAGTATTTGTTGGTAATTATGATGGAGGGTCTTATTAATAGTTTATGATATAATTTAAAAGGAGATAATAGATGGCAACTTTAATTCAAATAAGAAGAGGAACCTCTTCACAGTGGTCTTCAGCAAATCCAGTGCTTGCATCAGGAGAACTTGCTATATCAACAGATTTAGAAAAAATAAAGATTGGAGATGGTTCTTCAACTTGGTCAAATCTTTTATATATTAATTTAACTCCAGCTGAAATTCAAAGTGCTATTGACTCTTCAGTTTCATCAGTTCTTGATGGAGCTCCAGCACTATTAGACACATTAAACGAGTTGGCAGCAGCTTTAGGTGATGACGAAAATTTTGCATCAACAATTACAAATTCTTTGGCAGATAAACTTGATGTATCAACTGCCTCCTCAACTTACTTGACTCAGGCTAATGCTGCATCTAGTTATGATGCTATTGGTTTAGCCTCAGCAGCCCAAACAGCAGCAGAATCCTACGCTGATGGACTTGCCTCTAATTATGACCCAGCGGGATCATCTGCAACAGCGCAGTCAAATGCAGAAAGTTATTCTGATTCATCTTTATCTACCCACAACGCTGATACTACAAATGTACATGGGATCGCAGACACTTCTGCTCTTGCTACTAAAACCTATGCAGATAATGCTGCTACTACCGCAGCAGCAAACTTAATAGACTCTGCTCCATTAACACTTGATACCCTTAATGAATTAGCGGCGGCACTTGGAGACGATCCAAATTTTGCTACTACAGTTACTAACAGCATTGCAACTAAAGCAAATGATGCAGATCTTACAAGTCATGAATCAGCAACTACAAATGTTCACGGTATTTCTGATACATCTTTACTTGCTACTATTTCATACGTTGATTCAGCTGAGTCTGATGCAGTGACATCTGCCAACTCTTATTCTGACGGTCTTTCCCCTAATTACGACCCATCTGGCAGTTCGGCAACAGCAGAGGGCAATGCTAACTCTTACACAGATACAGAAATTTCTACACACAATTCTGATACTACATCAGTTCACGGAATAGCAGATACATCTCTTCTTGCTACGATTTCTTATGTAGACACCGCTGAGTCAGATGCAGTATCTTCTTCTAATTCCTATGCAGATAGCCTTGCATCTAATTATGATGCAGCGGGTACAGCATCTAGTGAAGTTTCTACTCATAATCTAGACACGACCAGTGTTCATGGAATTTCAGATACCTCTCTACTTGCCACTACATCATATGTAGATACTGCCGAATCAGATGCAGTATCTACTGCTAATACTTATTCTGACAGCCTTGCAAGCAACTACGATTCTTCTGGCTCTGCCTCAGCAGTCGCTTCTGATTTAACAGATCACGAAAACGCTACAACAAGTGTTCATGGAATAGCAAACACGGCAGATCTTGCGACTAAAACTTATGCAGATTCCGCTGCTGACTCTGCAGAGAGTGCAGCTAACTCTTATTCCGATGGCCTTGCTGTGAATTACGATCCAGCAGGTTCTGCAGCAACAGCAGAATCTAATTCAAATTCATATACTGATACTGCAGTTAGTAATTTAGTAGATTCATCACCAGAAGCACTAAATACTCTTAATGAGCTTGCTGCAGCTCTAGGAGATGATGCTAACTTTGCTACTACTGTTGCCTCTCAGATTGGAGCCAAGGCTGACACAACAACGCTAAACTCACATACATCAGCAACTACATCAGTTCACGGAATTACCAATACAGCAAATTTGATCTACACAAGTGATTCTCGTCTTTCAGACAATCGAACACCCACAGATAATTCCGTTACTTCAGCAAAAATTGTTGACGGTACAATAGTTAATGCTGACATTAACGCTACTGCAGCAATTGACCCATCAAAAATATCTGGTACCGCTGTTATAGATAGCGATAGTAGGTTGACTAACTCCAGAACACCAACCTCACATAAAAGTTCACACGCTACTGGTGGTTCAGATGTATTGACCCCTAGTGATATTGGTGCTGCCCCTGATACTGGTATTTCACCGTCAGCAATTACAGGAACTGCTGTTGTTACTGCAGATTCCCGTTTGTCAGATTCTCGTACCCCCACTGCTCACGCAGCGTCTCACGCATCTGGTCAGGCTGATGCACTTACTTTATCTCAATCACAAATTACTGACTTAACCACTGACTTGTCTACAAAAGCCCCACTTGCCTCTCCCACACTTACAGGAACTCCAGCCGCTCCAACAGCTGCACTAGGAACTAATACAATACAAATTGCCACTACAGCTTTTGTGAAGGCTGAAACCGCTGCTCTAGTTGATTCTGCTCCAGGAACCCTAGATACACTTAATGAACTTGCTGCAGCATTGGGTGATGATCCAAACTTTGCAACTACCATATCTACATCACTAGGGCAAAAGGCTCCACTAGAAAGCCCAACACTTACTGGTACTCCTACTGCCCCCACTGCTTCAGCAGCAACTAATACTACTCAAATTGCAACAACTGCTTATGTAAAGTCTCAGGGGTATTCGACTACTACAGGAACAGTAACTTCAGTAAATGCATCAGTACCAACAGGTCTTTCTATATCTGGTGGCCCAATAACTTCATCTGGAACTCTTGCAATCACCCTTGCTGGTGGATATGAGATCCCTACCACTGCCAACCTTGCTGCCAAGGCATCACTTGCATCTCCAACATTTACTGGAACACCAACTGCTCCTACAGCATCAGCAGGAACAAATTCAACACAAATCGCAACAACTGCTTATGTTGATGTAGCAACTTCGGCGGTACAGCCAACAATTCACCCCATGTTTATCCTAGGTGGTGTATAATAGAATTATGCCTGAATCATATAAAAGACTAGGTGCAATTGCTCCTGCTGATGATAAAGAAAAACTTCTTTACGTCGCCCCCGCAGATACACAATCTTTAGTTTCAAATATCACGGTAACAAATAGATCATCTTCATCTGCAACCTTTGATATCAATGTTTATGAGAGTGGAGTTACACAGCAAAGTGATTTGGACGATGTTGAGATCTTATCTCCTACTTTTGTTATTGTTTCTGGTGAAACCGCTGCCGCATACTCAACCGATGGAACTACTTGGACCGCTAGCACGATGCCATCAAATTCTGACTGGCATGTTTCCTATGGTAATGGAATATTTTCTGCCATTGCAGAGCAAAGTACGTCAGCAGCGTCATCTACAGATGGAATAGCATGGACACCTAGAACAATGTCTAGTTCTAGTTGGTGGATCGATATAACCTACGGTGATGGAAAGTTTGTTGCTGTTGCTACTGGATATTCTATTCCAGATGCAGCATATTCAACAGATGGAATAACTTGGACATCTACATCAATTGCTGCGGGTAGTAAGTATTGGGGATCTGTTACATATGGAGGTGGAGTCTTCGTAGTTATTCCTAGATATTATAATGATGGAGGTTATAGTTTTAATGACTCTGCCTATTCTACAAATGGAATATCTTGGACCCTATCTAGTCTTCCAAGCATGAACCCTTGGTCCTCTATAAGTTATGGAGGTGGAGTATTTGTTGCTATTGCAGGTTCTGGGGGATATGGCTGGTCTGACAACGCCGCAGCAAGTTCCACAAATGGAATATCGTGGACGGCTAGATTATTGCCATCAAGTCAGTCTTGGGAAGATGTCACTTATGGTAATAACACCTTTGTTGCTGTAGCAGGATACATATCCGCCGCCGCCGCATACTCAACCAATGGAACTACTTGGACTGCTAGCACCCTTCCATCAACTAATTTTTGGAAATCGATCACATATGGTAACGGTATTTTTGTTGCTTCTTCCATAACTTCGTTTACATCAGCATCCTCAACAGACGGTATAACGTGGACTGCTAGAACAATGCCTTCAAGTGAGGTTTGGGTAGATTCTGCCTATGGAGAAGATATTCAACCATACTCTTCCCCTTCCCTTAACAACCTATACAAATCTTCCCTAATTTCACAAAATGAAACACAAATTCTTGAACCAGGAATTGTTCTTTCTGCATCTGCCTCCATTGTGGCAAAGGATAATAGCGGGGGCAATATAACATTTTCTACCTACGGAGTTGAACTATCATGACAGAATATAAGATATTAGGACAGAGTGCTAATGATGGAAATGAAGAGAATCTTTATTCTGTACCCTCTGGTTCTGCCACGGTAGTCAGGGCAATCAATGTAACCAACACATCTTCAACAGCAGACACATTTGATATTGCTATTAATGATAGTGCTTTTGTTCCTGTTGCTACTCCTACATATGTTGTCCTTGCGCGTAACAGCACACAGTACTCTTTTTCCACCGATAACATAGTGTGGACGACAAAAACCTTGCCTTTGAGTAACTATTGGTACGCCTCCACTTATGGCAACGACACCTTTGTTGCTGTGGCATACGGCTCCCAAGTATCCACCACCTCCACCGATGGCATTACATGGATACAAGGGCAGATGCCAGTGAGTGCAATTTGGCGCAGCATCACCCATGGCAATGGCATATTTGTTTCTGCGGCATACAACTCCCAATACTCCGCCACCACCACCGATGGCATTACATGGACACAAGGGACAATGCCAATAAGTCGTCCGTGGGAAGCCGTCACTTATGGTAATGGCACGTTTGTTGCTGTGTCCGTGACGTACGGCACCGTCGCATCTTCCACTGATGGTGTTACATGGACAGGAAGTTCAACGCCACAGTCACGGAATTGGACGACTGTCGCCTATGGCAATGGCACGTTTGTTACTGTGGCAAAAAACTCCCAAGCAGCGGCCACCTCCACCGATGGCATTACATGGACAATGGCAACCTATCCCGTTAATGCCGGAACGGTACGCATGACTTTTGGCAATGGCACCTTTGTTGCCATGTCATATAACGCTTACACAACAGCCCAAACCTCCACTGATGGTGTAACGTGGATACAAAGAACACTTCCTCCTGGTGGTAGTTGGAATGCCGTCACTTATGGCAATGGCATGTTTGTTGCTGTGGGATATAACACCCAATACTACGCCTCCTCCACCGATGCCATTACATGGACACAAGGGACAATTTCTATGAGTAATAAGTGGACTACCGTCAGTATAGGTAATCCAGATATATCCCCAGCAATTCCATCAGAGGACTACTTATTCAAGTCCCACGACATTCTTGGAAACGAAACAATTACGATTAAAGGCGGGTACACAATGGAAGAAAATAACACACTTAGAATTAAATCAACTAATGGAGCATCTACATTCCATGCCTTTGGAGGAGAAATTTAATGGGTATTGAGAGAACAAAGTTTGACAAGTTTTATAGTTTATCGGCTAATAATATAACTACAGATATAGAAATAAATGAAGCAACATACTTAGCTGTGGCAATTAATTCCCAAGAAGCCGCATACTCAACCGATGGAATTACTTGGACCGCTAGGACAATGCCTGTGTCTGCGTTCTGGCGCGACATCACCCATGATGGCAATGGTGCCTTTGTTGCCGTGTCAGACTACCTTTCTGGATCTAGTGCCCAAGTAGCCGCCTCCTCCACCGATGGCATTACATGGATACAAAGAACACTTCCTGTGGCTGCTGGTTGGGACGCAGTCACCCATGGCAATGGCACGTTTGTTGCTGTGGCAAGAAGCTCCCAAGTAGCCGCCGCCTCCACCGATGGCATTACATGGATACAAGGTACTTTGCCCAATGCTAACGCTAACTGGGAAGACGTCACTTATGGCAATGGCACGTTTGTTGCTGTGGCATATAACACAGCCGCCATCCAAGTCGCCACCTCCACCAATGGCATTACATGGACACAAAGGACAATGCCATTGACTGGTAGATACCGCTCCGTCGCTTATGGCAATGGCAAGTTTGTTGCTGTGATACATAACAACACAACCGCAGCCACCTCCACCAATGGCATTACATGGACCTCTGTGGAACTGCCAGCGTATGCGCAGTGGAGATCCATCACTTATGGCAATGGCAAGTTTGTTGCTGTGGCATCTTTCACAACCGCAGCCACCTCCTCCACCGATGGCATTACATGGACCCTTGCGGCAATGCCAATAGGTATTTCTTGGCGCTCCGTCGCCTATGGCAATGGCACGTTTGTTGCTGTGGCATATAACTCATCCACTGCCGCCTCCTCCACCGATGGCATTACATGGACAGGAAGGTCGCTGCTATCGCAGAAGAGCTGGATCTCCATCGCCTACGATACTCCATTAGTGACAAGAGAAAGAGATGTTGCCGAACAAATATCACGAATCTCAGGACTACTTTGATCATTGTATAAAAGTTGATATCCTTGTAATAAGATTTGTCCTATATAATACATACAACAGATAGGAAAATAATGCAACATTATGATATTCTCATAGCAACTCCTGGGGCTATGATGGAAGCACAATATGTAAAAAGTCTTGTCAATACCCTCGCAGAATGTGATAAAAGAGGTTTGACATATAAGTTTATCAATGCCTATGGATCACTTGTTCATCATGCCCGTGAATTAACGTGCAGTGGTGGCGAGGGTATGGAATTAAATCCAGACCACAAAGGTCCAATGGGAGATAAAGTAACATACAATAAGATATTTTGGATTGACTCTGATATTTCATGGGAGCCTTGGCAATTCTTTAAGATATATGACTCTGACTATGATGTAACAACAGGTGCATATTTGCTTGCTGATGGAATTACTACATCTGTTCATGCATGGGGAAATCCAGGCGGAATACCAAAGCATGAAATTATGCAAATGTCAGAAATAACCAAGGTACAAAGCATTGGTTTTGGATTTGTTGCTATGAAGTCTGGAGTATTTGAAAGACTAGAACGCCCTTGGTTTAAGCATTATTTGCAAGATGTGCAAAAGATGGACGGCACAACAATACAAGATTCACTAGGAGAAGATATCTCTTGGTGTATTAATGCATATAAGGCGGGTATAGATATTATGTTTGACCCTACCGTCCTTGTTAAGCATATGAAGAAAGTACCCATTTCATGGTAGAATATACATCTATAGGAGGTGAAAAGTATGGCAAATAGATACGAGGTTGCAGGACCAGAAGAGGGTTTTGCAGTAAGAGTATATTATGATGGTGCAGATGTTGCTGGATTATTCCAGCCCTACTACCCAAATGGAACCCCATGGGATTCTGCTGAGGAGGCTGCTGCATGGGCTGAGATGTTCATTGAGTCCATTGAGGTTGAAGATGCTCCATTTGCTCCAGGGGGCCGTGGTGAGGAGAGAACTCCAAAGCCAACTCCAGAGGAGATTGAGGCTATGGAGGCTGAGATGGAAGCACGAAGGAGTGGTGAGCTTCCACCAGCATAGTAATATTTTTATATAAATCATATTGGCTAGGGCTTGACTTGTCCTAGCCTTTATGATATTATTGGGCAAAACAGATAGGAAAATAATGGATAAAAAGTTTTATTTTATGGCAGGATTGCCACGCTCGGGAGGTACAATGTTATCTTCTATTCTTAGTCAGAATCCAGATATTTATGTTTCTCCACAGTCAGTCCTCCCTAACACCTTGGGCGCTACCTATAACCAATATCAGAGTAAAGAGAATAAGGACTCAGATCAATGGGACAGTATCTATCGTGTGATGGAAATAATCATTCCTACCTTTTATGGAGGGCATAAGGAAACATATATTATTGACAAGAACTTTTCGTGGTTAGATGCACATCCATATGTAATTCTTGAAAACCATCTTAAAAATCCTCTAAGGGTAATTTGCCCTGTTCGTAATGTCATGGGAATTTTAGCATCATGGAATCGTCTTTGCGAAAACGATCCAAAGAATAGCTATGATCCAGAAATCAACAAGGTCGATAAGACAAAGAGACCTATGGCAGATAAAAGAGCAGATTACTTTATGACTATGGGCGGGGATGAAAATGGTATTCGTATTGGTATTGAGAATATGAAGAGGGTTTTGCATCCACAATTTAAAGACAATATAATGCTTGTTGACTATGATGACTTAACTACTAATACAGAAGAAACGGTAGATAAGGTATATGATTTCCTTGGAATTCCTCATTATCAAGTAGACTTGTCTAATCTTTCTACTCCCCACACTTACACAGATCATTGGGGAGTAAAAGATCATCACAAAGTAAAGAAGATAATACAAAGAGAAAACTATGTTCTAGAAGACATATTTTCACCATCAATAATTAAGAAATATTCAGGACTAGAGTTTTGGAAAGGTGTGTAATGGAAAGCGTATTCCCATGGGATAACAATAATTTGGGCGGTACAGAAGTAGCACTCAAATGGTTTCATAAAAATGTATTACCACAAGTAAATAATATTACAGACTATCGTTGTATCTCTGTACCAGGAGCACCACAGAACCTAGAAGAACTGTTTGATGGACAGCGTAACATTATCTGGCTTCATCTTACGCCAGATCAGATTGATGACAAGGGTATGAATGTATTGAAGCGTCAGGATTTCCTTGACACTGTTGACCATTTTATCGTACTGTCTGAATTTCATAAGAAGCAAACTGTTCTACAACTTAATGTAGATCCAGATGTGGTTCATGTTATTGAGTACCCACTTTATGGCACTGAGTATAATGAGTCTAAGTTTGACAATGTTGATAAGGTAAAAATTATTCATGCATCTCAGGCGGTACGAGGTCTAGAAGTTCTTCTACAGGCAACACTACAGATTGATGAAGATTTTCAACTAGACATTTACAATGACTTCTACCCCGAACAACATCCAGATAATGAGGCACTACAGAAGTTGCTAGAAGATGAAAGAATTACTTTTTATGGTAAGACACCACGAAATACAGTAATGAAGGCATTTGCAGACTCTCAGATTCATGCCTACCCCTCAATCTTTGAAGAGACAAGTTGCCTTGTTCAGGCAGAGGCACTAGCGTCTGGAAACCTTTGTGTCTATAGCAATGTTGGAGCATTGCCAGAAACATCTCGCGGGTATGGAATGATGGTTGATTTTATTTCTAAACAATCAATGGATGAGGTAGTAAAAGACTACGCAGACAATCTAAGAAATGCTATCAACATAATCAAGAATAAAGAGTTTGATCCATCTGAGCAGATTCAGGATATTGTTGAATATAGAAGCAAAGGTAGAATTGTTCAGCAATGGCTTGACTTTGACAGCTCTTTAGTGTAATATTTTATAAACCCTTTAGTAGATAGGAAAAAAATGTCAAATCCAAATATTGTATTATCAGGAAGAATTGGTACAGATATTGAAGCAAGAACAATGTCTGATGGAACACAAAAAATAAAGTTTCGTATTATTACCTCAGACCGCCGTAAAAATGACCACGGCGATTGGGAAGATCGTGATACGTCTGGTTGGACGGTGGTGGCATGGGATAATCTTGCCAAGAAAGCTATCGCTCATCTTTCCAAGGGAGACCCTATTACTGTTCAAGGCACAATTAAAGAAGTTTCTTGGCTTGATCAACAAGGTAATAAGAAGAAGTCCACAGAAACAAGGGCTTCTGAGATATCATTAAATATAAATGGCATGAGAGTAGAAGAGCCCGTATTTGCATCAATAGGAGACGATGTTCAATGGTAGTGATGGTATAATTTAAATATGAGTTTTCCTGGAAATTATAATATTAGATATTACAAAGGTGACCTTTATCAATTTGTAATCCGTCCAAAAACTACTGCGGGAGATCTCTATCCAGTAGATAGCATAACTTACGATGCTTATTTTAGAATTTCAACTTCTAGAAACGGTGCATCTGGTAGCACTCAAGAAGGAAGCACGGCAATTGGAGATAACTCAGTTACCTGCGAAATAAGACCAGACGTTGGAAACTCTTTAACTCCAGGAACAACTTATTACTATGATGTTTCTATTCAGGATAAAGAAAATGCTAATATAGTGTACACACTTTTAACAGGTACCATATCCGTTACAGGAGATATCACTACACCATGACAATAAACGTTTTTGATGTTGTCGTTAACTCTGACGACATAGTTGTTTTTGCACCACCATCAGTAATTGATGTTGGAGTTGACTTTGGTCCACAGGGTCAAAGAGGAGCAACATTTTATGCAGGTTCTGGAAATCCAAATGATATTACGGTATCAGAAAACGTATTTGGAGATGCTGTTGTTCCTGTTGACGGGGATATGTACATAAATACAGCCGCAGGAGCAAACTACGGATGGCTTTATATTTATAATCCAAAGGTATCGGGAGACAGCTGGGATCAAGTACTTAGATTATCTCCTCCAATATATAACAGAAATGTTGAAGAAATTTTTACAGCAGGGGTAGCAACAATGAGTATACCGACATCAGATATCGTTCCCCCAGGGGTAGTGGTTTCTGGTCCATACTCTTATGTAGTTAATTTAACTCCAATAGGATCAGATCCAATTGTTTTGACAATAAACTCTCAAACCATTTCAGGATCAAACCTACTAATAAATATTGAAGGAATTAAATATTCTGGCGGTAGTTGGATAGCATTAGACTCAGAGGCAATTGATATTGCTACCCTTATCACAGTGGTATAATTCTAGTAGGTGATTATATGTCTCAACCAGTAGGATTTCAATATAAAAGTCGTATACCGACATTATCAGACGATGCAACAATCGTTGAAGCTTTAAAGGTTTATCATTATGGGGTAGATGACTACTCAACAGAACCTATTCCAGATGACAGCATTGAGGGTAATTTTAGAACTTTTGGAACCGCTATTACAGCTTTGCAGTCAGCAGTATCAGGATTAGGAACTACCTATGTAGAACAAGTTTCATTGACAGCAACTCCAAACGTAATCACTGGACAATCTACTACAACTACACCTCTGACAATTAGGTCTATCGCATCTCAAACATCCCCGCTACAGCAATGGCAAAACTCATCTTCAGTAAACGTTGGATCTGTTGGAGCATCTGGAAACATGAACCTGGCAGGGTATTTAACTTTAGGAACAACAACACAGTCAACCACAATAGGGTTAAATGTTGTAACTGGAAACGCAGCACATAATGGAATTGTTGTAAAAGCACAAACATCTCAGACCGCAAATATCCAAGAATGGCAAAACTCTGGTGGAACAGCCATGGCGTGGGTAGACAAAGACGGAAAAGTATTTTCTAATGGAATACAAACCTCTACAATTACTGGAGTAGAGACTTTAACAAACAAGACGTTAACCAGTCCAGTAATAACAACAGGAACGAAGTCTGCTATATTTACTAGTGGACAGTATTATTTGCTTAGCTCTGATATGAGTAAGGTTTTGTTTTTTTCAGACGGAGGTACAATAATAATCCCAAACAACTTAAGTCTCGAACTTTTTCCTATAGGAGCAAGCATTTGTGTTGTTCAACTTGGGGTAAGTCAAATTACTATTAAGGGAGATACTGGAGTTAATCCTCCATCAGTTTATGGAACTGACTCCACCTTAGGATCTTTTATTAAAACAAGGACTCAGTATTCTTTTGCTACTATTTTAAAAACAGGATCTAATGATTGGCTTGTTTTTGGAGACACGGTACAAAGTTAATGTTAGTCTCTATTGCAGCAGCCGCAGGTAGTGGAAAATTTACCCCAGACCCAATTATGGCTTACGTTTCAACTGGTGTATTTAGCATATCAAACTATGATCCTACATTGACGTATACGGCAGCACTTGTAGGTGGATCAGGAACAGCAACACTTAATGCATCTAACGGAAGATACACATTGAGTAGCGCAAACGCTAGATTCTCTGTGATAGCAAGGTTATCAATAAACTCTCCTGCATCAAACCCAGATTTTATGGAAAGAAAGTCTTACACCTATTCTTGTAGACAAGTTCCTCGTACAGAAACTTACTACGATCAACCTTGCTATCTTGATGCTGGATGTGGTGGTTGTAAATCTGGTCCAGGTCAGTGCGCTCCTGGTCAAACTCAATCATTTGGTCAGTGCGGATGTCCAGGATACATGTGTTGGAATTACTATAATGGGGTTGTTTGTACTCAATATACGCGAACAGTTTATGACACATACTGTGACGTTCTTGTCAATCAGCCAGGATATACAAATAGCGGAACAGAATGGTATAAGGTGAGTTAATGTGAATATTATAGAAATATACAAAGATACAGTAGAAACTATGTGGAAAAATAGTGAAACTTTTTTATGCGTTTTTGATGATAAAAATAATTTATTAGCAGATTACGACTTTTGCACTGGACTAAAGTTAATGCAGGATGAGCAAGACATGATCATATTTATTAAAGATGAAGATCTTATTGCGGGAAGGTGGGTGTTTTTTGCAACAAAGGTAAACAAAGATAATATATCAGAAAAGATACAGGTTGATGGTAAAAAAGATGGGGTTCAGGAAGAAGTAGTTTTTTCAGATAAATATCCATGGAGCGATAATTGTGGTCCAGGAAACTATGTTTCTAGAAAAGAAAGGCAAGAAAGAGTTTCTGTCTGTATTTCATGCCCACTGTTTGATTCAAAAAATATGACATGCACGGTAGACAATGTGTTAATTTTAGAGTCAACAAAGAGCGCAGATTCATTCTGTCCAGAAGAAAAATGGGGAGATAAAGAGGCAGTAATGGCAAGGGCCATTGAAGAAGCCATCAAGGATGGTGATATAATCATGCCAAGTGGTGTAAACGGCTACCCAGAAGATCAATCGGTTTTTGAGGAAGATCTAGACAAATATTTGGAAGGAATGTAATGTTTGTTGAAAAAGAAAAAGCATTTGAAAGATTGGCAATTTGCAACGAATGTCCATCACTATTTAAAGCAACATGGACCTGCAAAGAGTGTGGGTGTTTTATGAAGGTTAAGGCAAGGCTTAGCTTTACAGAATGCCCATTAGGTAAATGGGGTAAGGAAGATTAAACACAAGATACTTAAAATGCTATAATTAAACTATGTCCAGCGGATCTACAGCCAACTATTCCTTAGCTTATCCCTTATCAACAGATCCAGTAAATGTTGCGGGGGATATAGAGTCTCTTGCTAATAATATTGATTCTTTTCTAACTACTCCAGCATTTATAAATAATCTAGCAATTGACGGAGGAAGCCTTGTAACAGATGCAATAACTGCAAATCTATTTAACACCAATGCTACTACTCTGAACATTGGTGGATCAGCGACAACAATAAACATTGGAAATGCTTCTGGACAATCAAATTTTTCTGGAGATGTAAATGTTGCAACAGGAAAAGGCTATGAAGTAAATAATGTCTCAGTTCTTACTTCGACAACCCTAGGATCTTCTGTAGTTGCCTCAAGCTTAACCAGTGTTGGAACTATTGCAACAGGAACATGGGATGCAACAACAATTGCGGTAAACAAGGGTGGAACTGGAATAACCTCTTATACTATTGGAGATATTGTTTATGCTTCTGGATCAACCACTCTGTCAAAGCTATCTGATGTAGTTACAGGAAACACTTTGTTATCTGGTGGAGTGGGGGTTGTACCAACTTGGGGTAAGGTGGGGTTAACCACACATGTTTCTGGAACTCTTCCTGTTGCCAATGGTGGTACGGGGGTAACGACCTCTACAGGAACAGGAAGTACGGCTCTTTCAGATTCTCCAGCATTTACTGGAACTCCGTTAGCCCCAACAGCAATAGTCGGAGCAAACACCACTCAGATAGCAACAACAGAGTTTGTTCAAAATGAAATATCTTTGTTCGATGGATTGCCAGATCAAGGTGGTCACTCTGGAGAATATCTAACAACAGACGGAACCACTCCATCCTGGCAACCTGTATCTGAAACAGGGGGAATAGATCCAATAGTTGCAACATTTCTTTTTAATTAATGTAAGAATAATCACAAACTTAAAAACATCCTTTATTACCAACATTTTGTAAAAAATGTTACAGATGATGTTGCATTGAAAGATATAAAAGTGCTATACTCAATACTCATAAATCAAACTTAGAAAGGGTGTTTATATGTCGTTTATTAACGAAAATGGATCAATTTCAGATCCCTACAGAAATTTCATTCATGTTTCAAGATACAGTCGTTGGCTGGAAGAAAAAGGTAGGAGGGAAACATGGGTAGAAACTGTAGATCGTTACATGGACTTCATGAAGAATCACCTTGTAAAAAATTATGGATATAAGGAAAAAGACAAGTCATTTGCAGAAGTAAGAGATGCAATCCTTAACCACAAGGTAATGCCATCTATGCGTGCCTTAATGACCGCTGGGCCAGCTTTAGAAAGAGACCATATCGCAGCATACAATTGTTCTTTTATCGCCGTAGATTCTCTTAGATCCTTTGATGAGGCCATGTACATCTTGATGAATGGAACAGGAGTAGGATTCTCTGTAGAGCAGAAGTATATTGAAAATCTTCCTGTGATTGCAGAAGAGATGTTCCAGACAAACACAACGATCGTTGTTGAAGATTCTAAGCTTGGCTGGGCAAAATCATTTAAAGAACTAATTGGTTTGTTGGTTACAGGACAGATTCCAGAATGGGATATGTCAAAGGTTCGTCCATCAGGAGCAAGGCTAAAGACTTTTGGAGGCCGTGCTTCAGGGCCAGAGCCTCTTAATGATTTATTTAAGTTTACCGTAGAAACATTCTCTATTGCAAAGGGTCGTAGACTAAAGTCAATTGAAGCACACGACCTAATGTGCAAGGTTGGAGAAGTTGTTGTAGTAGGTGGAGTTCGCCGTTCAGCACTTATTTCCCTGTCTAATCTTGATGACTTTGAGATGGCTAAAGCAAAGAGTGGTCAATGGTGGGAAACAGAAGGACAGCGTGCTCTTGCCAACAACTCAGCGGTATATAACTCAAAGCCAAATACTGCTCAGTTCCTCCGTGAATGGAGAAACCTTTATGAGTCAAAGTCAGGTGAGAGAGGTATTTATAACCTTGATGCAGTTCGTAAGCATATTGACAAGTTTGATCGTAGAGACTCTTCAAAGGTCGCTGGAACAAACCCATGTGGAGAGATTCTTTTGCGTGCAAATCAGTTCTGTAATTTAACTGAAGTAGTCATTGATGCAGAGGATACCGTTGAAACTCTACTCACAAAGATTCGTCTGGCTACAATTCTGGGTACTTGGCAATCAACCCTAAGTAACTTTAAGTATATTCGTAAAACATGGCAATCAAATACAGAAGAAGAAAGATTGCTTGGGGTTTCCTTAACAGGTATTTTTGGTAATAAGTTGACAGGAAAACTGCATCCAGAGCTTAACACAATGCTTACTCAGATGAGAGAGCTTGCAGTAAGCGAGAATGCCAAGGAAGCAGACAAACTGGGAATAAATCATTCTACTGCTATTACAACAGTAAAGCCTTCAGGAACGGTATCTCAGTTAACTGGAGTGTCTTCTGGCATCCATCCATGGTATTCAAAGTACTACATTCGTTCTGTTCGTGCAGATAACAAAGATCCATTGACAGCATTTCTTAAGGACTTTGGTGTTCCAAATGAACCTGACGTAATGAAGCCTGATATGACTACAGTTTTTTATTTTCCAATCAAAGCTCCAGATAACGCTACAGTAACAAAAGACCTTTCAGCAACTGAGCACCTTGAGGTTTGGAAAGCATATAGAACATTCTGGACAGAGCACAATCCATCAGTAACTATTAACGTTGCAGAGGACGAGTGGCTAGATGTTGGGGCTTGGGTCTTTAAGAATTTTGACTCAATTGGTGGAGTTTCGTTCCTACCGTTATCTGAGCATTCTTACCGACAAGCACCATATCAAGAAATAACAGAAGAAGAGTATAATGAAGCGGTAAAGTCAATGCCCACAAATATTCCATGGCAATCCCTTCCACTTTATGAACTAGAAGATACGACAACTGGCTCACAAGAATTGTCTTGTACTGCTGGGTCTTGTGATGTTGTAGACCTAGTTTCTGCGTAATAGGTTGGCTGCGGAGCGGGGTAGTGTTTGAGGCTGCCCCGCTTTGCTATAATTAGGAAGGAGAGTAAATGACAAACGTTTCTAACATGTACGCAGCAAAATTATATTCAGAACATCCAGTGGGTATCTGGCCTATTGACGATGACTTTTCATACATTTCTTTAATTACAAATCAACAAAGAACCTTTGAAGCAGATTCCCCTTATGTTGGATGGACCATAACAAATGGAACTGCAAACGATTCTCTCGTTCTCCCAAATATTGGGTCCCCATTTGACAGCAATATCTACGCTGGAATAGAAGGAAGTGTTCCTTTATCGGACGGAACGTATATAGAAGCAAAAAGCTCAGATACCTTTCTTTTTAGTGATTGTAGCGAAGAGCTTGAGACATTTTGTATAAGTGCTTACGTCTACCAAGATTCCATCTATGTATCTGAATATGAGATTGGATATGAGTATTATGACGACTCAACATCTTCCTGGATTGAAGTATTTACAATAATACCAACTACAGATAGAAGAGAATGGATTCATATCCAAGACACCTTTCTTATTGAACAATTCGGTTCAGACTATTGTCACATAATTTTTAGAGCTAAGGTGAATACTGGTGGAACCCCTGGAGATTATAATTTTATCTTTAACGGAATAACTGTTGGTCAGTGGTCCGAACCGTTTACCTCAAAGAGCCTGGGGGCAAGAACAGAAGTGTCCCCAGTATCCTCTGGACTATCTAACAAGGTTGTTCCATCAGACCAATACGGAATTCTTTCTCAGAATGCTTACTTTGTTTGTGAAGATGGAAAAGCTCTTGCAATAAACAAGGGAATACCAATGATCTTTGGATCAGAAAATGTTACAAAGATATACCCTTCATCAGATGGATCTCCATCTTTTATTTTTCCAAATAAAGAGTTTTTTACAACAGACGGAATATCTAAAGATTTTACATTGGAGTTTTGGATAAAAACAAGGCCATCTACAAAAGAATCAAGAAGAATCCTTGGACCAATAGATACAAATGATGGGGTTTATGTAAGTGAAGGATTTATCACCCTTGTTGTTGATGGGAAATTTTCATCTCATAACGTATCATATTGGTATCGACCAATGCTTGTTCATATATATATAAAGGGAGATAGCTTTTATATGCTCATAAATGGTGAGCAAGTTGCCCAAGTAACAATAAATAAAGACACTGTTTCTCTTTCTGAAAGTGAATGGTTAGGTATTTATAGCTATGAAGATATAAATCTTATGGAAATTGATTGTCTATCAATCTTTCCTTATGCAATACCTCTTCAGCTTGCAAGAAAGCATTTTGTTTGGGGACAAGGAACTGACCCTCTTGAACTAATCAATGATTCATTTGATGGTGAAGAAGCAATTATAAACTTTGCAAATGCAAATTACACAGTAAATAAAGTATATCCAGACATGGAGAGGTGGGATGCAGGATACTATAACAATCTAATTGCAAATACAAATTCTATCTCTGTGCCAGATTACTCCTTGCCAGACATATATTTGGGAGGAAGAGATGTTGTTGAGTGGTATTCAGACTGCAAAGATCTAAACGATCTTTTATATCCAAGTGGAAACCATGCTAAAAATATATCATTTAGGCCAAATGTTGAAGGTGATGAATGGGTGCCAATAACTGGAACAAACTGGACAGAGCCATGCTATCTAAACTTCACCTCTTTAACTTTTCTATCTAACCCTCTAAGTTCTTTTTATGGAATCTTTGAAGTAGAGTCCGAAGTGATAGAAACAAGGCCGCTTCTTCATATAGTAAACACTTTAACTGGAAAAAGATTTGAAATAAACATAACTGGATATGACATAAAATATGAATTTGATGGGCAGGAATTGGCAGATACAGGTTTTACTGTGGCGAATAGTCATTTTGCTGTAGGCATCCACATACCAACAATATCTGAGTCTTTCAATTATGAACTAGCATCCTTCTTTGGTTCCCCAGAAGTACTGTCGATGTTTGTTGGAGGGGATGGAGTTTCAACATTTGAAGGTAAGATATACAGAATAGGTTTTTCTGATCAAGAAAATTATCAATCAATATCCGAACATTTTCAAGAAAACGGAATTGCAGATAATGCAGATGGAGCTTTACTAGAGGGACACTATGCTTCATACACCTTGTCTCCATTCTTTAGATACAATGCATTTTTCCTTGACATATCTGTTTCGTCTAAATGGGAAGAGTATTTTCCTCTATCATCTTTTGCATCATACATAGAAACAAGTGATGGAGCAACCGCCTATGACCTTGACTATCTACAGTTTAACTTTGGATACCCATCATTAACCACCATTGTAGAGACAACTGTAGATAATCCAGATTGGACATACCAAGAGCTTTTTGAAGACTATAACGATCCTATTCAGAAAGATTATGGTATTTTAGATAACGCAGTTCTTTCTGGATACGCAGACTATGCGGATCTTGCAGGAAATATTATTACAGAATATCAAATTGATACATCTCAATCATCCCTTGATGCTTATGTTACCTTCCAGCTTCTTGCTGAAGGAGCAGATGAGCCATTGTCAAGCTTCACTTATACAAAAAACTTAACAGATTCTTATACAGTTTATGCAGACAGCCAAAATACCAACATTGATCCATATAAATCTTATAAAACAAAGTTTAGGGTAATAGACGGAACAGTAATCTATCCACCAAAAGCAATAAATTTTAAGAACGTGGCAATGGTTGTGCATTTTGAAATTGAACAAGATGGCATAATAAGTAATCCGCTAAAAGTAAAGAACCTGGAGATTACCTCAAAGTCTCTTAATCAAAAATCACTTACAGCGATTGGAACTAAAACAGGAACTCCGATCTATCCATATGTAAAAACTGGAATATATTACAGTGGAAAATCAAAGAATCCAATCATGCTAAGTAAACAAAATCTTCCATACCTATACTTAACGGAAAATACTGGAATAAAGGTCTTAGATACAGATGCTGATATTGAGTATGGGTCTTTAATACCAATAAACAGAAATAAAAGTGCAAACTATCTACTTGGAACATTTCAGCTATTTATGAAGTACGACATATTTCAGGAAATTGGAACCACTCAAACTATATTCTATTTAACACACAGAGACGGAGAAATAGAGTTTACCGTAACTCCCGTGGCGAGTCTTGGAAGATTTTATATATCGGCAAGAGACAAGTATACAAAACAAGAATACCCTGGGATATCTTTTTATCAAAACGGAATAAAGGTAGAAAATCCCTACATAGAAAAGTATGAGTGGAACGTTATAGCTTTCTCATTCGAAGAGCCACTAGATATGAATAATTTCTCTGGGTCCCTAAGTCTACTGTTTGGTTGTGCATACAGCAACATATCTTTCTTTAAGTCAACTGGGTTAAATGAGTTTGGTGTGACGATTGCCAGAACTTGGGAAGACGTCCTTTATGGGGATCAAGAAACAGATCCAGGTAATATAGTTGACTGGCAGTCTTGGTATGATGAAAATGGAGTGCTTGAAATTCCAAACAAATGGAAAGATGTCTATGTCTTAGAAGAGGCACGACAGTTTTCCACCACCCCCAAAGAAATCTATTCAACCTACATGGGGACAAATATTATCGTTATTGATGATAATACGGGCATGTCAGTACAAGGTGATCAATTTAGTGTATTCTCATCTGTGGTATGGTTTGAACCATCCTATATCCTTAAACCCGTATAATCTGCTATAATTCAACCATGAGTAATACTAGAAAGCCAAAAGTAGGCAAATCAAAAGCCACAATCATAGATAAAGGGTACGAATGGGGACTTTACTTCTGGAAACTTCCAGATGGACACCTTTTTAATGATGGTCAAGGGAATCTTTTAAACATTCCGTCAAGAAAACATGACTTATCAAATATTTCTGAACTAAGAAAAGCAGCAGCCCACTATGGACAGCCAGATGGAAGCCCATGGTTTTACGCTGGAATAAGTAGAATCAGCGATGAAGGACACTCAGAGCAGGTAGACAGAATGAAGAATGGATTAATTCCAAACCTGAATGATATGGGAGCAGTATACGATGCTCAACAAACACTTAAGAAATACGGAGCACAAGATTAATGGAAGAACAAAGAATTGCTATAAAGTACTCTGACGACATTGAGGTTGAAAATGAGTTTATCTCTAAAGATCCATTCAGTAAGTCATGGGAAGAGATTAAGGATTTTGATGGTTTAAATACTAACTTTAAAAGAAGAACTACCAGAACAAATAATAAACTAGAGAAATCTATAAATATTCCCATCGACAGAGATGGAAGAGCCACTGGTTCATACGCTGTTGCAGCGGGAACAAGAGCTACTGGAGTTGATGGAGTTCAATCAAAGCAAATGAATCCAGGAGAAGTCTTTAGAAATGGATATGGGCTTTTTGATGTCATAACACCACCTTATAACCTATACGAACTTGCAAATTTTTATGATACAAACTTTGCCAACCATGCAGCAATTGATGCAAAGGTATCAAACACCGTCGGTCTTGGATATAAGTTTGATGTAGCAAAAGACGTTATTCTTAGAATTGAGTCAATGGAAAATGAAACTGCTATGCAAAAGGCTCGTCGTCGCTTAGATAGATTAAAGGGCGAGGCAATAGAGTGGATTGAAAGTCTAAACGATGATGATAGTTTTACTACAAGCATGGAGAAGGTTCTTCTTGACCTTGAGTCAACAGGAAACGGTTACCTAGAAGTTGGTAGAACAGTCGCTGGAGACATTGGATACCTTGGACATATTCCAGCTACAACAATGAGGGTACGCAGAATTCGTGATGGTTTTACTCAAATTATTGCAGGAAAGATAGTGTACTTCCGCAACTTTGGAGCAACTAACCCTAATCCAATTACAGAAGATCCCCGTCCAAACGAGGTAATTCACTTTAAAGCTTACTCACCACTAAACACATTTTATGGTGTTCCAGATATTCTTTCTGCTTATTTATCTCTTAAGGGAGATCAGTTAGCATCACAATTCAATATTGACTATTTTGAAAATAAAGCTGTTCCAAGATACATAGTTGTTGTTAAGGGGGCAAGGCTTGATTCTGAGTCAGAGGATAGATTGTTTAGATTCCTGCAGACTGGATTAAAGGGTCAGAACCACAGAACCCTTTACGTTCCACTACCCGCAGACTCACAGGGAAATGCCATTGACTTTAAGATGATTCCTGTTGAAGCAAATGTTCAAGAAGCATCATTTAATGACTATCACCAAAAGAATCGTGATGACATTCTCATGGCTCATCAAGTTCCACTTTCAAAGCTTGGCGGAGTTGATACTGGAGGTCTTGCTGCTGCAATGTCTCAAGATAGAACATTCAAGGAACAGGTAACTCGTCCAGCACAAAGATATATTGAAAAAATGCTAAGCAAGATTGTTAAGACAAAAACAGACCTTATCGATCTTAAGTTTAATGAACTAACTTTGACAGATGAAGTAGCTCAATCACAAATGCTTGAAAGATATATTAAAACTCAGGTAATGACTCCAAATGAAGCAAGAGAGCAGATTGGGCTACCGCAAAGGCCAGGTGGAGATGAAGTCTTTGAGATGACTCCAAGACAAGCAACTGATGCTCGCGCAAACTTGTCAGGTAACAGACAAAGAGATGCAGAAAGGATGAATAATGCATCAGATAGCGTTGCTACAACTACTGGAAGAAACCCTCAAGGTGAGGGAAGATCAACACAGTAACAATTTGATAAAAATGATGTATAATAGGAACCAATATGGAAATTTCTAAGGCACACTGGGAATCTGAAGGAAGCAGTTTACGTCTTTCAATGCCTATTGCAAAAATTGATATAGAGAGAAGAATCGTATCTGGATTTGCTACTCTTGATAACATTGATAGACAAGGGGACATTGTTCCATCAGAAGCTAGCGTAAAAGCTTTTGAGCAATTCCGTGGGAACATCAGAGAAATGCACGATGACAAGAAGGCTGTCGGAAAACTAGTATCATTCAAAGAAGATTCATTCTATGACCAAGAAACTGGAAAATTTTATAAGGGTGTTTTTGTTTCTACATATGTAAGTAAGGGTGCTCAGGATACATGGGAAAAAGTTCTTGACGGTACGCTAACAGGTTTTTCAATCGGTGGCAGTGTAAAAGATTCCGAAGATACTTTTGATGAAGGTGCTAATAAATCTATTAGGATCATTAAAGATTATGATCTCTTTGAGTTGTCTTTAGTAGACAATCCTGCAAATCAATACGCCAATGTTATTAGCATTGAAAAAGGTCATGCTGGAGGGTATCTTTCTAAAGCCCTAATTGAAAACGTATTTTGGTGCAAAGGTGACGATATTGTTCAACTATCTTCTGGTAGTACATCAGACTGCCCAAGGTGCGACAAAGGTATGAACAACATTGGTTTCGTTGAGACTAATGATGCTCAAAAAGCAGAGGTAGTAAAGTCTATTCTTTCTACTATCAAAAATGACGCAAAGGAGGTAAGCAAGATGGAAAATGAAAATACAGAAACAGTACCTATGGAAGATGTAACAGATATTGTTACAGAAACCGTAGAAAAAGCTGTAGAAGTTGAAATGGAAAAATCTGAAACAGAAGTTGAAAAAGCTGTAGAGCCAGAACTAGAGAAGTCTGAGCCAGAATCAGAAAAGGCTGAAGAAGAAGTAGAGAAGGCTGTAGAGATTGAAGTTTCAACAGAAGAAGAAGATGAAGGGGATATGGCTGAGAAATCCATGGATGAAGAGGAAGAAATGGAAGAAAAGTCAATGAAGCCTGAAGAAGATGAAGTTGCAAAGGCACTCATTCAAGAGGTTCACTCAACATTCACCATGCTTGCTGACACCATTAAGGCTCTTAATGAGAAGGTAGACGAACTCAACAAGACAGTTACAGGTGTTAGACAAGATGTTGATTCAGTAAAAAATGATTTTGGAAAGCGTGTAGATGCAGTAGAAAAAGATACTGCTTTCCGTAAGTCTGGCGATCTCGGAGAGATCGTACAGGAGCCAATTTTCGAAAAGGCTCAGCAAAAAGCACTATGGGGTGGACGTTTCCTCACAAAGTCCGACCTATTCGCATAATAATAAAAAAGAAAAATGGAGGTGAAATATACAATGTCAGAAGAAATTTTAAAGAATCAGCCAAGTGAGGCTGGCAAATACGGCGATCCAGCACCAGGTCTATACCAAGGTCAAGGAGCCGTTGCAGCTGGCAACATTGGCGGCGTAACAGATCCAGGAGCTGGCGTAATTGGAAACATTCCAACCGCTAACTATGGAGTTACAACAGGACCAAACGCAGTCAACCCAACAGGTGTTGCTGGAGGTATCCTGAATCCAGAACAAGCTAATCGTTTTATCGATTATGTTTGGGATGCAACAGTTCTTGCTAACGATGGACGCAGGGTAACAATGCGTGCAAACACAATGGAGATCGAAAAGGTCAACGTTGGTGAGCGCGTTATCCGTGCAGCAGCACAAGCAGAAGGCAGCTACACAAATGCTGGCGCAACTTTCACAAAGGTGGAACTTACAACAAAGAAGATCCGTCTTGACTGGGAAGTTTCAACAGAGTCCCTTGAGGACAACATTGAAGGAGGTGCTCTTGAAGATCATCTTGTCCGTCTGATGACCAACGCTTTCGGTAACGATATCGAAGACTTGGCTATTAACGGTGACGGTGGTGTTGACCCATTCCTAGGAATCATGAACGGTTTCGTCAATCAGGTAACAACTGGTAGCGACGCTCATGAGGCAGTCGTAACTGTAACAGGTAACGAGTGGACTCCAGAGGTCATGCAGCAGATCATCTACGCATTGCCACGCAAGTACCGCGCTGTAAAGAGTGGTCTTAAGTTTTACGCAGGTACAGATGTATTTGCAGGTATCGTTGCTAACAACGGAACACTTGCAGACGCTATTGCAGAAGCTGTTGCTCCTGCTCTCCGTGGTACAGATCAATACGCCAACGCATACCTAGGTGGCGCTGGACAGACATTCGGTGGTGCTCGCACTACCCGTGTTCTCGGTATTGATGTCATGGAGGTTCCTTACTACCCTGCGGATTATGTAGATCTTACATTCCCACAGAACCGTGTTTGGGGTTTCCAACGCGATATCACAGTGAATCGCCAGTACCAAGCCAAGAAGGACACAATCGAATACACAGTATTCGTCCGTCTAGGCATCACATGGGAAGAGCTTGACGCAGTTGCTTACGCAGATGCAGCCGTCGATCCATCCTAATAACTAAATAAAAAAAATGCTTGTGGGGGCAGGGAAAATACTCTCTGCCCCCTCAGCTATATTCTGTTATAATTAGAGAATGGGAGAAATAATGGAAGATCTATCTTTAAAGACTGCAAAAGAACTCAGAGACTATGCAGAAGAAAACAATATTAGCTTGGGCGATGCTAAAACAAAGACAAAAATTCTTTCAAAAATTTTAAATATTGAATCAAATATCGGTGAAGATACTAACCTAGACAAGCCAGAGAATGTG